ATTGGTCAACTGCACGAACCATTTGTAACGGTACATATGGGCAGTAGAAAATACCAGCGTCATAAGGTGATGAACCTTTATAACCAACTGTTACCAATTCGTTATTTGATTGATAACCACCGAAGTATGGGTCAATGTACACTTTGATACGACCGTGTAACATACCAGCAAATGTATTACCAGTGTCATCTACTTGTAGGTCTGCTGAAAGAGCAGGAGTGTATTGTAACACACCAGCCATAGCAAGAGCAGAAGCTACATCAGAAGAAACGATAAGTACATTACCTTTACCTCTACGAGTTTGTTTTGCGATAACATTAGCATCTCTTTCGATTTGGAAAATCAAACCTTTAAAGCGTTCAACTGACCAACGACCGTTTGAGTCTGTATCTAAGTTAAAGATACCTGCTGTTTGTGTACCGTATTGAGCACCAGCTTTAGCAACTGTGTAGATAGTACGGATAACTTCACGGTTAATTTCAGCAAGAATTTCTGTTGAAAGAATGTTGCTTAATTCTGTTTCAGCATCCAAACCATGGATTGCTTTCAAGTCTTGAGCAAGTTCTAGTGAGTATTCAGCTTTTAAAGCACGAGATACAGCAGTTACAGAAACTTTCTCAATTGAGAATGCCATTTGTTGGAAAGCAGGATTGCCATCAGCGCCAAGATACTCAGCTTGTGATGTGTTCATACCAATACCAGTTGTGAAGTTGTTAGAACCGTTCACAGATTGGTTGATATTACCATAAGCAGCTGGGTTAGTATTAGCGTCAGTTGTAACTGTACCACTGAAACCGTATGGGTTACCAGTAGAAACATTACCTGAGAATACTGTGTTAGCTTCATCAAAGAAAGCTTCAGCACCTGATTGATTGTCATAACGGGCACGCATTGCGAAGATAAGACCAGTTGGGCCTGTCATTGGTTGTACACCAGCAACATCATAAGCAATTAGGTTAGGTAAAGCACGGCGAACCAAACTGATTAAGATTGGGTCGTAGTTTTTTACACCACCGGTTACATTGGTAGGACCAGCATCAGTTTCATTCAATTGCATACGCTCTTGAAGGATAGCTTTTTGTTGGTTTTCAAGAACCATGGCTGTTACAGCCTTTTTATATGGGTCTTTAATAGCTTCTAGTTCTGGATGTTCCAAAACTGGTTGCCATTTAGATTGTAATTCTTCTGAAAGATACATCTTTTAGCTCCTTAGTTTTTATTAGGTGTTATATTTATTTTTTCAAAGTTTTAGAGATTGTTTGTGCATAGATGTTCATTTCAGCATCAGCAATTTTAGCTGGTGCAGGTTCGTCATCAAATTGTACAGACTCTTCTAAGAACTCTTTTGAATTTGCTGTTTTAATACCAGATGGGAAATATGATTCTTTAATCATTTCCATCTTTTGTGCAAATTCTTCTTCGGTAGTGAAATCAACACCTTCTGCAAGTGAAGCAATTTTTTCTACCTGGGTTTGTGTTAAGCCTTCACATACTGCGTAAATAGCTTCAACTTTCTTGTGTTCATTCAAAGCTTTGTTTAATTCAACAGTTTGAATGATTTGTTCGTTTAATTCTTCTTCTAAAGAAGCAACTTTTTCTGCTAATTCTTCAACAATATCAACTTTCTCTTCAGGAATGTCAATGTAATGTTCAATGAATAAGTCTTTTAGACCACCAATAAAGTTTTCAACAACTTCAGCACGAAGACCTTTTTCAATTGCGATTGTGTTTTCAGTCATCCACTCTTGAACCATATAGTTCAAATAGTCATCAACTTTAGCAGCTAATTCTTCTTTGATTTCTTCTACTGCTTCGTCAAATTGATTATTCAATTTAACTTCAATTTTTTCAGCAATAGTCATTGCACGAGCAACTACAGCAGCTTCAAAAATTGTAACAGCACGAGATTTGAAATCTTCTGATAGGTTTTCACCAGCTAACAATGCGTCAACATCTTCTGAAGCATCATAAGCAAAGTCTTCTTCTGAAATCATAGAACCATCAGCATCAGTTTCTTCGTATTGTTGGAAATTAGCACCTGGATTTTTGTCCATAGTTTGTGTTGGTTTCTTACCTGCTTTACGGTCACGAATAGTTTCGTAAGCATCTTCACCATCTTCAGTAGATGTCAAATCAGCACGACCTTCGTGGTCTTGTGGGCCTGTAGCTTTTGAAATACCAACGCCATCTGTTTGTTTACCTAGACCAGTTTTACCTGGAGCAACAGCAGTTGGAACACCTTTAGTGTAATCAGGATTATCATCCGTTGATTTAGTTGGTGTATGACCAACATCCACTTGACCTTGTTTAACTGCGGCTGGGTTTAATGATTTTCCTAAACCGAAGCTATCTTGCCCTTTTTGCTTAGCGGTAACATTACCACCAAGGATTTCAGCAGCGGCTTCAGAAAGATTGAATTTCTTAGTCATTTAAAAATCTCCTGTTAGACTTATATATTGTTTATTTATAATTTTATAATTTGCTGATGAAGTTTTCGAATATCTGTAATGATACAGCTTCGATTTCACGGCGGCTAGCTTTTCTAATACTCTTTTGTGCTAGTTCTTGGTCCATTTCTGTCCAAACTCCGTTAACCATCATCCATTCTTTGTTTTCCATGATGCCTCGAACAAACGCATCAGGTGCAGAAGGGTCTGCCACAATATCAGCCGCTGTGGCTAGATAGAAATCATCTTGAACTACATTAATACCATTGACTGATTTCAAAGAACCCATACCACGAGAAGAAACGCCCAACTGGCCGCCACCTTCAATTAGATTCTTTGCAATATTGCCCATTGGTGTGTCAAGAATTTTTGCTTTGCCGATCCAATTATCCCCTTCTTGGTGTAGGTCCACAATCATATGTGAAACACGGTCAAGATTAATTGATGGTGAATCAGGATGACCCAATTCTCCATAGGCACGATTTTTGTTAATATATTGTTCTGTATATCTACCAACTTCTTTTGCCATTACTTCACGAAGGTATTTACGACCATTACGGTTCACAACCTCGGCTTGTAAGAATGGACCAGTAATATACATATGTTTCTTACCATCGGATGATTCTTCCATTAGGTAAGATACTGATTCGTTAATTTCTTTAATAAGTTTCATTTCTTGTCCTTATGGTCTCATTGAGTATTCACCATAATTAAATGCAGCTGGGTCTTCTATTTGACCTCTGCTATAATCATAGTTGTCTTTACGCAATTCAATCACAAATGTATATGAACAGTTAGCGACTTGGCCAGTTGTTGAGATACCGATATCACCGTTACCGCCTTTTGCGTTATTGTTGATATTAGCATATGAACCATGTTCATCCCAGTTACCAATATCTGAAGCAGCAAAAATAGGTGAGTTATTTGATGTATCTGCTGGATTTTGTGTATTAGCGGCGCCTGTCCAGTATAATAACACATGGCCTTTGCCAGATGAATTATACATGTTAACATCGTACCATAGTTTAGTAATTTCTAAACCGTAAAATGGAAGTGGACCAGTGTTAGCTGGATTAGACAATAAATTAGCACGAGAACTATCTAATGCACCGTATAGTGTATTAGCTTGAATTCTAGCGTTATTACTTTCAGGTGTGCCATTGGTAAACTCACCAGTAAGTTTAATTACTGTCTTCTGATTAGTATCTTTTAATACTTGATATGAAAATGTTGACATTGTTAACCTCTATTCCTTGCACAACCTAAAATTGTTTTTAATGTGTCTTTTTTAGTTTCTTCTGTAGTAGTAATCAAGTCACCTTTAACATCATAAGGAATAGTAATAAATTTATTTAACTTTTCTATATGATATAATGCAACCCTTTGTCCATTAGGAAATTGTCTAATAGACTTTCTTTTCATTACCAAAATAGCAGGTGGGTCTTGAGGGTGAACCTTTGATTCTTTTAAACCCTCAAACTCAAGTTCTGATACTTCTACAATTTGTTTTCTCATTCTGCGTCATTAAGAAGTGTTGTTGTCAATTCTTCAATGGTTTCTTCATCTAAATTAGATAAATCATAACCTTCTTTACGCAAGCCTTTAATCATTTTTTTAGCTTGTTTTTTGAAAGCCTTTTGTTCTTCTTCAGTTTTCAAAGAAGATTTCTTAACCATCTTTTTAACTAATTTTTTATCAGCCACTTCATCTTCATGACCTTCTTTGCCGTCTTCACAACTATGGTCAACAGATTCACCCATAGGCATTCCACCTAAAAGGCCATGTGCTACTTCTTGTTTCTTAGCTTCGATAGCAGAAGTTACTCTATCAAAGATTGATGCGTAAAGTGATTCACGCATTGATTTAGCGTCATCATCTAAAGCGTAATCAATAATTTGTCTTGTGTTCATTTGTAGTCTCCAAATTGAATATGGTATATTTATAATACTTATTTTTGTTTAAGATTCAAGTCGCCACTGCCACCACCATTGTTATTACCGCCACCATTGTCTGACTGTTTTGGTTTAGGTGCAGCTGGAGCACCACCAGGACTTGCGTCTTGACCTCCAGGCATGATAGTTGGGTCTTGTTCTAGTGTTGGTGTTTGTGGAGATTCTCCACCACCAGGACTCATTCCAATGTATTGTAAATCGGCAGGCATTGGAATACCACTATCTCTTTCGTCTTGAATTTCTTTATCAATCTCTTCAATTTCATCATCGGAGAAACGAAGAACATTACGGCGAATCCAATCCATTGAATAATAACGACCAGTATATGGGTCAATTTGAGATAAAAGACTTAAACGCTCTCTTAAAATTTCAGCATCTTTTAACTCAGCAAAGTTATTATCACGGATAAAATCATAATAGATTTTTTCTTTAAAGATAATCCATTCATCTTCTGTACAAACACCTTTAAGAATACATTGTACTCTTAGAGCATCATCAAATAATTCTGTAAAACGATTGCGTAGTTTATTAACAAACTTAGCAAATTTAATTTCATCACGGCTAATTTCTGTAGCACGACC